GAGCGTAACGCTTAATCCCCAATAGGCCACACCGATTTCGGTCGGTACCGTCTAACCGGGCAGTTTAGGATGCCAGCCTGCTAAAGCCGTCTGGGTTTCCCCTCTGACAGCATCTCCCACTGTCACTAAACCATCGGGAGGAGTCGGGACAGCTGCTTGTAAAAAGGCAGCGGAGCGGGTACGAAGCCAATGGTTTAGTACTTTAGCCCATCCCCCTGGTCTTCTGATACTTAGGTACGGAAGGTCAGGTACGTTGTACCCCAGATGCACATGAAGGACTTCTTTGAAGACCTCCAGAGGTGCTCTCATAGTCTCCTCTATCTCCTTCGTTGAAGGAAGAATATGAGGTGAACTCATGAGCATGGGACTTCGTAGCTTACTTGGGTCATCCTTATCGTTATCCACCCCTAGCCATTTACCGATCCCAACCGAAAGGTCAGGAACGATAGGCTTCGGAATATTGGATACTTTTATCCAAAGGCCAATGGCCGTCTGGAAAGGCGTCAAGTACTCTGACAGTGCGGAAGAAAGATCTGTACGTTCATCAATTGCTTGATTAGCCTCCAGGTTTCTTAATTCCTTATTAATAAGAGCTTTGAGCTCGAGGGACTGTTTTCTCACCGCGAGATTAGTTTGATTAACACAATGTAACAAATATGTTATAGAGTGAACCGCGTGAGCGGTATATTTCAAACTAGTGTCAGGCGATATCTCACCCTTAAGCACGCCAAACCAGCGTGCCCGAGTTCGATCATTTAAATGTTCCATCCCCTCATGGGGAAGGCAAAGAATCCCCATAATGGCTTGTTTAGCCCATATGGCACGGATATTTGCTACATCCGGGTTTTTGGATCCTGGCCCCCTCTCACTATCCGTGAGTAAGGCAGGTGAAACTTTGGCCGGAGCCCGAACATAAAATTCGGGCATAACCATTTTTAAATTCTTCTCGATTAAATCGAGGAGAGCTGTCAAGAGTGCTTTAACCATTAAAGGCTGGAGCTGACGTAGTTGAGAAGGTGATTTGGACAGTGTCAGTAGCTTACTCCGGTCCTCATTCGAGGTCCCTAGAGCTAACCACTTTAAAACCACATCTATCCCAAAATCCTTAGGATCGTTAGATCCGAATGGGTTTAGGAGACAAAACCTGGTCAACTGCAGAAGCGCAGAAGGTCTCAAATGGCTTAATTCACCACTCAAGACGGCCCACTGCGCCACGGTGGACGCTTTTCTCATCAGAGATATAGCGGTGTCCTTAGAGCCTCCCCCAAACCGTGTTAATACCCTTTTGGCATATTCTAACCGCATAGCCCAAGTTTGAGTTGAAGACAACTCTTCCTTTAGACTAATTGGTGAGATGTTACCACCAGGACAGAAACGTTGGTTGGCGAATTCAAAGACGTTCTTCTCCGAAGAGAGTGACTTAAGCAATCCGATAACAATTCGGAAAGCAGCACAAACTTCTTGGTATCCGTTAGAAACGGATAAGGAGCAAGAAATATCAATATCATCTCCAAGTACCAGATACTTCTGGAACCACGTCCGACGACCAGTCGCTCTATAATGAGCAAACTGGACTAGGGAGTGGTGGACAATCGCCATGGAAGCCCACGATGAGAGGGCACCCATCGGCTGGCCGGTTCCATACCGGACAAAACCAGACCGATCAGGCAATAAGAAGTCACGTTCCGTAAGGATACGAGCCCAAAGCTGAGTTCTTTCCCTCCCCTTCTCGTAACTTTCCTCTTTCTTTCGAAGGAGGGGTGCGAGGCACTCTATATAGAGCGCAAGAGGGATAGTATCAGTAGCAGCCTTAAGGTCAAAACTCCAATGTGGAGAATAGCCCTTATCGAAGTACTCGGTAGTACGGCCTTGTTGATCAAAAGTCCCATCATTGGGAATCCTTTTTAGGATATCAAACAAGTGCATGTGCACCGGCTTCATGGCAACTTGGGTCCAGTAGTCGCATATTGCAACGACACGTACTTTACCTGCAGGTTCATCAATCGCATGTAAGCGACCTAGAATTGGTATTGGAACTCCCTCAGGAATTTCTCCATTTTGGGTATGGAAGTATGGTGCGGGATCAACGTTTTCAGGTAAACTAGAAAACGGCCCGCGGCTAGAGACCAACATCCTTGCCATAGTGGCTTGGAGAGTCTTTCGCTTAGTGATAGCCTTTGGATCTGTATTTGGGATACTTCCTGAATCAGTCATCCAATGGTGTTCTCGCTCTATATGTGCTAGGGAATTAACGCACTCTTTATCTGAATGGAGTTTAAACCATTGCAGAACAAGGTTCTCGGGCTGAGAAGCCCAGGCCCTTGCATCAAGAGTGATCCCCGCAATCGCGGGGGCCGTTACATTTGCCCCAGCAGAGCGTGCCATATGACCAAAACCAGAACGATACTTGAAGTCTGTATCACATTTAAGTGAACGCAAAAGCGTAGGATATATGTCCTTACAGAAAATCTTGTATTCCTCCCAAACCGGTCCTTCCATTACAGGATGTGGCGCCTGAATCGACGTAACGTCGAAAGCAGGGTGAGGAGCCTCCATAGCTCTGTAACAATTACAGAGGGAGGCGAGTATTCGAATAACTCCCATATGGTCCTCCCTAACCATCTTTCGAAGGTTAGGATGCCAATCCCGAGGAAGCCCATTTCTGAGCCGGATTCCGATCCCTAGGTTTATAGTAGTTTTGAGCGGATTTCCCGCAATATATGAGTACAGGGTGAATAGGGATATTTTTAAAAATTGAACTACCGCCATCTGGCCATTATTAATAAGGATACGCTCAAGAGCCTTCGTAAGAGGGATGAAATACTGTACATACGTACCTGGGTCCTTCACTTCTGCATAGTGGGCAAGCTGCCTCACCCACACATACAGAATCCGCGTTAACTCCTCTGGAGTCGACGCTGATACCATCTTCGCATCGGTCTTTGACCTGGTCATTAAATTTTTGACCTGCTTTCGCAGGTTCAGGAAGGAAAGCCATGATATACGAGAATTTCTCGTCCATTTGCTTCTTTTAGTACCAATTACTACCTCCCAAATTGAAGGGGGGGAATTTTGATCTGAAGAAGAGTCAAGAGATGTGTTGATGGGTGCTGGTGGGGAGGAGCCAGGGCGCGCCACCACAATTAACATAAGGCTATTCGAGGCACAAACCTTGGATTGAGAAAGATACTCCGCAAAGTTCAGGTATAACAATCCTGAAGGGTCCAGGGGATCCACAATAACATATTGTCGGATTCTCTGGAGATCCCAGTCAATTAAGACTGCCCATTGGGCTACCGATCTTTCCGCGGGATGTATCGACCTTACCTGAGTCCTTGTCATCGGACGGCCTTCAATTAAGAAGGCTATTTCAGAGGTATTATCAAAGGTAGGAGAAGAGGTGTGAAAACCTCTGGACATTAGTCCTGTAGCCACCCATTCAAATGGGTTTCCAATATATGTAAGCATAATTGAAAAATTGTGTTTATAGTTGGAAGATTTGCCTTTCCCCCCGTAAGGGGCGGCCAGGTTGTGAAGTATGCCTTTTAGCATGCAACACTTTCACTCCTAAGAGGTCCTGTGCTGCCACCTCCTGAATCATCTTCCCATCTAGGTATAACCCTAGTTTTTTGAGTGCAAACTGCACTATGGGATAGTCTTTAGACTTATATGCGCTTCACAGCGTAATGCATGAGGAAAGGTAGGTTTTGCCATCACCTCTTCACCTGTTCTAGCCATCACAGCTAGAGAGAACTGAATTGACCAGCTCCAACACCCTACTACGGGGGTTGCAAGTTTATGCCCAAAAGGCACCTTGTTTTAAACTCTTTCCTTCCCTGTTTCACAACAGGAATGGATGGGTTCCCCCTTGAACCGGGTAAGTCCAAGGTTATCATTTCTCTCCTCTTCACAGAGGAGACTCCCCAAGATTAGGAACCCTGACTACCATCTAGATGGTTGTTCAGAGGGTGACTCCTCCCACTGAAACAGTGTGGGTCGATTCACTAAAGTTGCCAATAGCAAACCTATGCCTAGACTTGTTGAGAGAGTAGACACGTAACTGGCTCGAGGGGACAGTGGCCCCCATAGAGGGGTGATTCCATGGGTATAGTGACGCACTGCCTCGGGAGTCTTTCCTGAGGTACCCGGTTCGTAACCGGGCT